TTTAGTATTAGGCATCTTATAGAAGCCTCTTAAAGCATAGCATTTATTACAAGGGGTGTTAGGTATCTTGGCTAACTTACTGCCAGTGTTACATAGCTCTGCATCTAAGCTAATAGATTTACAAGGCATCTTAGAAGTATTAGATAATATACTAGTTACCATAAGCTTTTTTCCAATCATCTGTAGCCGATACTAAATGACATCTTTCAATAATAGGTTTTGCATAAGCATCTCCCATATCATATGAACCAAATGTCATAGGTGATTTAGAAGCAACAAACCAACGAGCATCTGTATTCTTATACTCATTATCTCGATGTTGATAGGTCTTTAATACCTTATGAGTAATATCTAAATACGGATCATGATATATTGCATAAGGATTATCTTCACTAACAGTTTTAGAAAAGGGATTTTTCTTTCTCACGTTAGTTTATCCTTATTAATCATCTTCTCTAGTTGTTGTTGTATTAACACTAAACCATAGTGATCAAAATCATCAGAATCAAAACCATAGCCTTCAGCGTTTGTCATATAAAAACCAGAAGATACTATAGTTCTAGCTAAATTTAGTAGATCATCATGAACATCTACTTGTTCCATATGATAATGAATATCTTCTATCATATCTTCCCGTTGACCTTGAACTCTTGGGTCTAAACTCATGTATCTTCTCCTTGTACCAAAAAATCATTCGCTACTGCCATAGCCCTATTAAAGCTAGTAGCAGTTCCAATTACAATCCAATCAGAACTATAATTCATCAGGTCATCCTGACGTACAACAAGATCAGCATGACACCATACATTGTATAGTTCATCATGACGTTTTTGGATATCAATCATTAGTTAATTCCTTATGGATTTGAGTGTGAATATGGTACTTAATTATAGACATAGCAGTTTCAAAGGTTTCTAAACTATCTCCATAAGGAGCAATCATCTCTATTTTCCCTTCAGGCTTATCGCCATAAGCTTTTCGCCAAACAGCAATCTCTTTTGTAGGACCAATTAAAGGGGCATGTTTATGAGATGCAATACTAATTGTATAACCTTCATAGGTTAATACTACGTTATTCATCTCTACTTGGTTATCTGTAGTAGTATACTTAGCATATTCTTCATGCCAAGAGTTTGAAGGGGTATCTTTTCCCATATCATCACCAACCTTTCAAATGATAAGGCATTACTGTTATGTCTATAACAATATAGCTAACAGCTAAAGCCATTGTGAATATAAGAGCATACAGAAAGACAGGGCTTATTACAGCCCTATCAATCAACCAGAATAAGTCTCTAATGTACTTCATTAGAAACTCCCAAGATGTAGTCAGTTAACTTAACTACAGGCTTTACATGCCATTCTATATGTAACTTTGAATGCCAGTATTTATTCAAAGCATCTGTATATCCCTCATGATCATGTATAGTTAATACATTACCATCAAGGCTACAGTACTTAGAGATGTCTGTAGTTGCTAACTGATCTTTAGCATAAGCTAAATTCTCAGCATCAAGAACCATTGAACGATTACGTTCCATGTTATGATACCTCCTTGATGTCTACCAAACGAGCCTTAACCCATTTAGCGTCAGATAAAGGAACTAAATGATCTTTTTTAGAAACATTTAGTTCATCTGCCCATTCATCCCAAAAATCAGATTCTGAAACAATGAACTCAGTAATTACTTTACCAGTTTCAACATCTTCCCAAGCAAGAGTTGCTCTAAAGCGCATATGATTACTCCTTTCCACTGAGATTATGCAGGGTAGGGGATGGTACACCAAATACCCCGTCCTGACAGGACTGACATAGACCTGAGATAGTATACTCTTTTCTAGATAATTCATCACGGAATGAGGTAGCAGAATTATCACAAGAGGGACTAACACAAACATTATCTCTAATGCATTGTGATCTATCTACACCGAATGTAGCATTGAAGAAATCTTCAAGTACAGGAAGTTTATAAGTAGGATTAGCCATATTACTTATTCCCTTTAAGAATAGGGATGATAACAATAATGCTACCATCCCTATAGTTGATCATTGAACTTTGCTGATTAAACCATCTTGCATGGTTACTTGTGCAAAGAACTCTCTGCCTTGTCCTGTAATGTGAGGACGATTAGCACCTGTCAGCATACCATCAGCTAAGTACTCAGGACCAAACAAGCTAGTCTCGATGTACTTCAATGGTTTACCGATGTTCTCTTTAAGAACTTTCTTAGAAGGGTAATCAAATACAATCATTGTATACCTCCAATGATAAAAGGTTTTTGGTAAGAGATATTATATAAATAATTATATATAAATCTCCGGTGAAAGTTCGGCAAGCTTAGCCGATCCGATCCGCCGTGTCAACCCCCCAAAAAAACCCAGCGATTTCAACGGCTTGCCCGCTGTATAGTAGTAGCCCTTTAAAGGGTATGAAGGGCATCGAGAAACTATAAATTATATAATAATAATAAACAGTTATATGATTGTTATTATTAGTTAATATGTAAACGAACAAAGCAATAATATGTCCTATAGTTACACCTTAAATTTATATTCCCCTTCCCCTAAATACCTTCCCCTAACTTATATATAATACTTGACATTCCCTTAAATATATGGCAGATAGTCTAAGTAATTGATATTATTTGTTAAACCAATGCAAACATGTCGGTGTTTGTATGTATATGGGGGAAATTTTTTTAAAAAAATGAAAAAAATATATGGACATATGTACAAAACCAGTGATTGGCCGCGAGGTTGAGGGAAAGAAAAGCTCAATGTTTTCAATGGGTTACAAGAAACACTAGACACCCCTGCCATGGTGTGGCACTATAATGGGGAAGCGAAGGCATGACGCCCTAGCAATCAACTCCGATTAGGAGAAGTACAGTGGCTAAAAAGCCAATTAACCAGAAGACCACACCTAAAAAGCGCATCTCACCAGTGAAAATCACCATGGAAGTGATCGCCACTAAGGTAAACGAAAACGGTACGCTATCCGGTTTCGAAACCATAAAGGCCAAGGCCAGCGGAACTGATATCTATGCCGTTAGCCACAACGCATCTGGTGGAAGCATTTGGCTTAAGACCACGTCGCTGGACGGCCTTGAGGTCTTGAGCGACGTAGGGCCAGCCGGTACGGCCCGTGAAAGGGTGAAGCTTTTCTAAGATAGCTTAGCTCAAACGCCCTAAAGGTTCAGGCCACATAGTCTTCGGATTATGTGGCTTGAGCTTGCCTGAATACCCACATCGAGAGTAGGGTTATTATGGGGAGGGGAGGGGAAAAATCAGGCGGCCTGGCGTGTCATCGTATATACACTGACATAAATTTCAAAATTTTAGGTCTTGCGAAATACCCCCCCTTTAGTTTATTTTTAGGATACCTATATACTATGGAGAAAATCATATGAAACAAGTCGCAATAATAACAGGTATTACAGGGCAGGATGGATCGTATCTTGCAGAAGATTTACTGGAGCAGGGAGTACATGTCTTTGGAGGTATTCGTCATAGTTCCTATACCCCTCATCATCTAGGGCGTATCTCCCATTTGATTAAACAGTATCCTGATCAACTTACTCTTATTCATCTTGATCTTCTTGACCTTGCTTCTATCGAAAAGTTTGTAAAAGAAGTATACGATAAAACACATATGATTGTAAAGCTAGGAAATTATGTACAGGTGTACAACCTCGCTGCTCAATCACATGTAGGAGATTCTTTTCGTATTCCTACTGTTACCCATCAGATTAATGCCTTAAGTGTTATTGCGTTCTTGGATTCTCTACGTACTCATTTTAGTACTAGCTTTAGATTCTATCAAGCTTCCACTTCTGAACTCTATGGAAACATTGAGACTACAGAAGAGAAGATTCTAATGATGAATGAAAAGACTCCTTTTAATCCTGAATCTCCTTATGCAGTAGCTAAGATGGCAGCTTTTCAGACAGTACAGAACTATCGTAAAGCCTATGGTATTCATGCCGTAAATGGTATCTTATTTAACCATGAGTCTCCTAATCGAGGGTCAGACTTTGTTACCCGTAAGATCACCAAGTATGTAGCTCAATATTCCCGTAATGCAGTAGAAGATAACAAACCCTTACAGTTAGGTAATCTTAATGCTAAGAGAGATTGGGGGGATGCCAGGGAATATATCAAGGCTATGCAGTTAATGTTAAATGTAGCAGAGGGAGATAAGATAACAGATTATGTGGTAGCTACAGGTGATGTTAATTCAGTCCGTACCTTTGTAGCTCAAGCTTTTCAGAAGATAGGAGTATATATGGAATGGATAGGAGAAGGAGCTATAGAAAAAGGGATTAACAAAACGAATGGCCGGGATATCCTGGTAGAAGTTAATTCTGAATTTTATCGTCCTATTGATGTTGGTTATCTCTGTGGCGATTCTTCCCTCATCTGTAAAAATCTTAGATGGAAACCTACTGTTCAACTAAAGCAGCTTATCTCTGATATGGTTGAACATGATATTCAGTTATTAAAAGGATAAGGGAATGTTTGTAGCTAATGAAAAAAAGAAGATATTGTTTGTTAACCATCCTCTATCGGTGGAACAAGTAGCAGAAACTCTAGAAACTTATATTCCTGATAACAACCCAAAGAATGAATATAAAGGTGAGAAAGATATACTCCCCAATTTCTGCTATTCTATTGATATTAAGAATAAGATAGGAGCAAAGGAATGGGATAAGCTATTTACCTTTGGGGTTATTCGTAATCCATTTGACCGAATGATAGAGATGTATGAGTTTTTTACGGAAGGTAGCTATGAGAGGCTTGCATGGTGTAGGGGGATTACAGAGACAAAGGAAGCTATTAGGGAACAGCACAGGCTAAAGAGTAGAGGGTTTGTTAAATGGTTAACAGATGATCCTGCTTATGACTATCTCCATACGGCTCCTTTTTGCGGCTATAGGTTTACTCCTCAAGTTAACTGGCTATCCGAAGTCAATGAAATCTTTACGTATGAGAAGAGTAGTCCCTTACTGAATAAGGTGTATAAGAAAACAAAGGTAACACTCCCTTCATTCAAAGGTGTACAGGATCAGAAGAAAGCTAAAATAAAAAGAGCCAATTACTACAAACTAAAACCAAAGGCTATAGAAATAGTAACTGACTCTTTTAGGGAAGATATAAAGATATTACCAGAGGAGTATAAATTAATCTTTGGATGATTTAACTTCTATAGCAGTAGTCTTCATCTTTTCTCTCTCTTCACTCATATCTTCAATATAGATACTAAGGATACCATTTTTCGAAATAGCTTCCCTAACTTCATAATCGGGATGAGTGAGTTTTACTTTCTTATAATATTTATAATTAGTAAAGGGAGAAGTAGATTTATCTTCTGGTGAAATATCTTTAGTTTTGATAATGAGGTAGCCTTCTTTCTGAAGAACTTCGATTGAAGTTTCATCATGACCAGGAATCAAAAAATAAAGGTAATAGCTAGTGGTATTATCTTCATCAGCAGTAACAATATAGTCTCCTCCATAGTGTACACAAGGGCGAGTAGCTCCATTCCAAGGAAGTTGGTTGTAAACCCGTTGTGTTTGTTCTGCAAAAGCAGGGAACAACTTGTTTTCGTAATTAAAAAAACTGTTACTGATTTGATCAATAAGCGACTCAAATTCAGGAACAATATCGTTATACATACGCATAGTTAATTTCTCCTTTTTAAATTAAGCAAGTTTTGCTATGCTAAGTGTTAGAAGTATAGGGATAGTTAACCCACTTGTCAAGAGGAAAAAACTATGAGAAAATTTAAAATATCCAATGAGAATAAATATAAACCTACCCCCACTAGAAGGCGTAATCGAAAACCCCCTCTCAATCATAGGAAGAAATTAACCCCTTCGCAATCTAGGCAACGTAAGAAGGGTATGGTATAATAAAAACTTATTAAAGTAAACAAAAAAGAGGTAATTGTGGCTAAACGTAAAGGAACTATGAAAGGGCATACGATTGGTGGAGGGCATAAACGTCCAACTAAATCTGGTGCTGGCATGACTGAGAAAGGTGTACGTAAGTATCGTCGGGATAATCCAGGTAGTAAATTAAGGACCGCTGTTACAGAGAGTAAACCAACAGGTAAACGTAAAGCTAGACGTAAGAGTTATTGTGCTAGAAGTGCAGGGCAGATGAAGAAGTTTCCTAAAGCAGCAAAGAATCCTAACAGTAGATTACGTCAAGCTAGAAAAAGATGGAAATGTTAACCGATGGAGTAACAGACCAAGATTATACTACAGACCTAGATAGGGATGTACATATTATTTATGGGGAATGGTCTACAGATAAATTACGTGATACGATAAAAGAATTATGTAATGAACGCAAGTTTAATTCCGCTGGTCGGGATTTACAAGAGATGCGGAAGGAACTAAGACGAAGAATCTTCCGTAGTCCAGGGCAGAAGTCTTTGCGGAAAAGGGATTATTCTAAAGCTGATCAACCTGATGAAACTTATAGATTGAAACAACAGAAAATGCTAGAAAATCCACCGCAGAGACTGAAGCTCTTTACACGTTCTCAACTGGTTGGAGGGTTATCTCCTCGCCAGGAAAAGTTCTGTATGGAATATATGGCAACAGGTGATATAGTTCATGCGTATAAACAAGCAGGGTATGCTCCTGGTAAAACTGAGTCTAAGACTAGACAAAGAGCTTGGGCTACCCTACATACGAATAAAAAGATTAAGAAAAGATTGGATAACCTCAGAGAGGAGGCATTGAGAAGGATGGCCTGGAATGCTGATAAAGTTTTGGAAAAAGTGTCAAGCGTGTATGAAAATGCTATGGCAGAAAATGATTTCACAAATGCAAACCGTAGTATGGAAACCATTGCGAGGCATTTGGGAATGTTTGTGGACAAGTCTGAACAGAAAGTTAAATTGTCTCATTTCTCTGATTCAGACAGTGAAGAGAAAATTGAAAAAGACATTGAAAGCCTTGCGGACACTTTGGGGCTTAAAGTCGTGGAAGGCGGCAAAAAGTGATACTCCCAACTATCTGGGTGGCGACAAAAAACATCCCCGTCATACTCCTGACATAAAGTAATATCCGATGGCTGATAATCCTATAGATATTACTGATGTTTTAAAATTACAAAAGATCAATAAAGAGTTACGTAAAGTAGGAACAAGACCAGTTACTACTCAAGAATATCTTGTTGCTAAAGAGAAAGCACAATCTCTAGGATTTGCTGACCCTACACCCAAGGGAGAGTTAGTTCCCTTTAGTCAAGAACAACCACCATCTTTACCGGAAAGAGGTGGGTTATGGCCTGTATTACGTAAGTTAGGACGGCGAATACATCCTGCTTTAGGCTTGGCTGATCTTGCTATAAGTAATTACCCCTCTGAAGAAGAATTTAAAAAACGTAGTGAAAAGGTTGCGAGTCAATCTAAAACTGGATTAGAAACTATTATAGACTTTGTTAAAGGTAAGAATCCTCCTGTCTCTCGTAGAGATTTTCTACAAGGCGTTAAGAAAGCAGGACAAATGACCATTACTCCTAATCTTCCCATATCTTCTATAACTGAAGTCCTAGAAAAACCTTCAGAAAGCATTACTATTTTACAAGCAAATAATATTATAAGTAATTTACGTAGCCTTGGTGAAAGATTACATAATGAAGCTCAAAGTCCATCAGCCGATCCAAAAGAAGCAAAAGAAAAAGAAGACTACTCTCATGAGTTATATATGCTTGAAGATATGATGCATGAAATGCATGAAGAATTTGATACTCCTGAAGGTAAAGAAGAACATAAAAAATTAGATATACAATTAGGACTGAGAGGCACAGATTATTACGAAGAAGGAATGCTGGGAGACAAAGAACCAACTGTACTGACTTTAGAACAGAAAAGAAAGTTAGTAGAACAAGAACCACCTTCTTGGTTAGCTACTGAGGAAGAGACATTAGAAAGGAATAAAAATTGGAAAGAACTAGAAGATAAAACCCTTGTAGCACCATGGAACCTTCCATATCCTAAAAAACCTACACTTTCAGAAATAAAGGAACGAATTAAAGAAATTGAAGAAAAGTATCCTCCTCTTCTTGGTAGTAAAAAAAGAAAAAAAAGTAAACCTAAAAAAATGCAATCAGGCGGTGTAATCCGTACTCCCTACTCCTACACTCCTAGAGATATTTAATAAATGAAAGACAAACATATAGAATTACGTGAGAAGCTTTTTGAACAGGCTATTATTAAAGCCCGTACTAACTTCCTCACCTTTATTAAACTTATGGTTCCTTATCTTATTGCAGACTTTAAGATGGGAAAACATATTGAAGTCCTAGCTGATAGGCTACAAAAGGTTGAGCAGGGTGAACTTAAACGTCTAATGGTGTTTCTTCCCCCTCGTAGTTCCAAGTCTGTTATATGTTCCAAAATGTTTCCTGCTTGGTATATGGGAAACCATGCTAATCATGAGATTCTATCTGTATCTCACTCTGACCAACTTGCCTCTGACTTTGGTAGGTCTGTCAGGGATATTGTAAATACAGACCTTTATAAACAAATATTCCCTGAAACAACCCTACGTTCTGATGTACGTGCCGCTGGTAAGTGGCAGACGAATCAGAATGGTGTATATATAGCCGCTGGTGTTCGTTCACAGATTGCTGGTCGGGGTTGTCACGTTGCACTTCTTGATGATGTTATGTCAGAAGAAGATGCGTTTTCAGAAGCTGGCCGTAGATATATCAAGGAATGGTATCCTGCTGGTCTACGTACACGTTTAATGCCAAATGGTAGTGTCGTGATTATAAACACGAGATACCATGAAGATGATATCTGTGGCTGGCTTCTGGAAACAGAAAAAGAAAGAAGAAAAGAAACTATCTTTGATGATGAAGAAGATGAGATAGAAATTGATGAATGGGAAGTTATTAAAATTCCCGCTTGGTTGGATGAAGAATCTTCCAATATACTTGATCTTCCTGTAGGCTCCTCATATTTTCCTGAGTGGAAGCCAAATGATTTATTAAAAAAAGATGAAATTGAAATAAGATCACAAAACGGTAGTAAGTACTGGCAATCTTTGTATATGCAAGACCCAACACCTGATGATGGTGGTATTATTAAAAAGGATTGGTTTAAGATTTGGGAATATAGTGACGATCCTCCTGATTGTGATTTTATTATCCAGACCTGTGATACAGCTTTTTCTGCTAAAACTACTGCTGATTATTCTGTTATTCAAACTTGGGGAATATTTAGTAGAGTTATGACAGACAGCTACGGAACTGAGGCTATGGTGTCCAATTTAATCCTTCTCAGTAACATGCGAGAAAGATTAGAGTATCCAGAGTTGCGTAGTACTGCACAAGAGATGTATGATAGTTATGAACCAGATGTTATAATAATTGAAAAGAAAGCGTCAGGTCAGTCTCTCATTCAAGATATGAGAAGGGCTGGCTTGCCTATTCTTGAATATAACCCTGATAGAGATAAGGTTACTAGAGCTAATGCCTCAACACCAATACTTGAAGCTGGAAGAGTCTGGGTTCCTAACAAACCTTTTGCACAGGATTTAATTAATGAAGCTGCCGCCTTTCCCCATGCAACCTATGATGACCAAGTGGATGCAATGGTAATGGCAATATTGTATATGAAAGATGCATGGAAAGTTGATCACCCACTTGATGCCTTTCAAATACATGAGATTGAAGATAATTATTATAAACCCAAACGGGTTGGCTATTGGAGGATTTAAAAATGGCTACGACACGAGGTACTATTGAAGCTCAACGTAAAAGAGCTAAAACGAAAAAAAAGTTGGATGCGGCTAAAGCCCGACAACGAGAAGCTGTTAAAGGTAAACGTCAAGAGTATCTCCCTGAAAAAGTAGATATAGACGCTAAGAAGAGTCTTGACCGTCATGCAAAAGCTAGAAAGAATAGAGCTAAACATAAGAGATGGCCGTTCTTCAGGGGATTAGATGATTTTGGTAAAGGACTAATGCCTGATGCTATTAAAATTAATCGCTCTTATGAGGATGAACCAGACTATGCCGATTTATGGGGAAGGTCTACTGGTGAAAAAGTAGAACGAATTAAAGCCAAAAGTAAAAAGAAAACTTCCAAAAAACGTGGAGGTGGGATTGTAGGTCGTGGAATGGGTATTGCCCTTAGAGGCGGCGGTATAGTATCGAGGAGTAAATGATATGCCGAAAGTAGGAGACAAACATTTTACTTATGATGCAGCAGGTCGTAAGAAAGCAGCGGCTCATGCAGCTAAGACAGGTCAAAAGGTGGAATACAAAAAAGGTGGTTCCACTTCTAAGAAAAAGAAATCTAGTGGTAAGAACTGGATTCAAGGGGCTGTTAAACGTCCCGGTGCTTTGCGTAAAAAACTTGGTGTAAAGAAGGGTAAGACTATTACTTCTGCTCAACTTAATAAAGCTGCAAAGAGTTCTAATCCTACGACACGCCGTCAAGCCAATCTTGCTAAAACTTTTAAGAAAATGAGGAAAGGTAAATGAGCATTTATACCGCTCCTCTAGAAGATGATACAATGAATGATTATAAAACAAAAGAAGATTTGGGTAAATGTCCGAAATGCGGTAGGCTAGGTGGCGAATGCGACCCTGAAAAATGTAATTGTAAACCTAATTCTAAAGCATCTTACCAACTTAGTATAGACTTTGAATAGAGTAAAAACTTATGGCTGAGAGTAGTAACGTAGAACGGAATCCTTATCTTACTTCTGATAATCCTGCTGGTATGATGGTGGAAGAGTCTGAAATTGAAATCATCCTACCAGAGGAAGAATCTCCTGTAGATATGATAATGGAAATGGTCGAAGAGATGACCTATGACCATAATGAAAACCTTGTAGATAAACTTGAAGCTAGTGAGCTTGATAACATTGCTTCTAAAGTTATAGAAGGTTTTGAAGCGGATAAGGAAAGTCGTGGAGAATGGGAAGCTACGTTTGAAAAAGGCTTTGATCTTCTTGGCTTGAAATTACGTGAAACCAGTGAACCATTTGAAGGGGCATGTACGGCTGTTCATCCTTTGTTAATTGAATCGGCTGTTAAGTTCCAATCTAAAGCTACTCAAGAATTATTCCCTTCTAAAGGTCCAGTGAAAACACAGATACTTGGTAATCCGACTATTGAAAAGGATCGTCAAGCTAATCGTGTAATGAACTTTATGAACTACCAGTTA